GAATATGGATCAAAAACCTCAATGGCAGCAAACCACTCAAGGCAACGCTTTTCAATTTTCAGAATTTTACAAAGGCCCTTCTCTCGAATCAGTAATCGACATAACAAGACAAGTGACCTCAGAGGTCGTAACAGATACTACTATTATATTTTCCAACTAATAACTCTTTTTTCTTGTCTGCCTAGTTATGCCAATCAAAGTACAATAGCGAATCCACAATCGAATACAAGTTCCAGTGTATCGAATTTCGCCACTCAGGTGTTGACAGGGCCTATGACAGAAAACAGCTATGGTGGTGGTATTCAATGTTCTGGAGCTACATTATCCATCAGCCCATTTGCCACAACTTCAGTTGCAGTAAAGCGTCCTCAAGACTACATTTTTCACACGCCAGTTTATAACGAAGCAACAGACTCAGATGGCAACCTTACAAATGCTGGTGAGATTCTTTATTACAGAGAAAACTACAGCGGCAACAAAGACTCTACTTCCTTGAATTTTGGGATAGCAGCTACAATATCCGTCCCACTTGATAAGCGTTTTCAAAATGCTTGTCTTAAAAGTGCAACTACTCAAGAAAAGATACTGCGGCAACAATTATCGACAGCCAGATTGAACTACGAATTGGCCAGATTGAAAAATTGCCATGAACTCAGAGTTAGTGGGGCAGAATATTCTCCAGATTCTCAATATTTTGGTCTTTGTTCAGATATAGTAAGCAAACCCAAAATGAACCAAGTTATTCCTCATACACACAAAATTGAGCTAAACAAGTGATTTTGCTCCACTCAGAATGGCCTACAAAGGGCCTTTGGATTGCTTTGCTTATGTTTGTACCTTTGATTTATCCTTAGATTTAGTCAAACGCTTGATGGCTGTCTTGATGAGGTTCTTGAGCAAATTGGCTATGATAGGTGAACCAGCCGCAGTAACAGCAATAATTGAAGTGTTAACAAGAACAGGAGTGCTAGGTATCCATTTCTCAATAAAGGTTGAATCTCTGAAGATTTCATAGCAGCGTCCATTTTTTACAGAATGACCTATAACGACTTGCAGCTTCAAATCATTAGGGTAACTTCCTACTGGAATATTATCTTCATTGGGACATTTGACAAAGAACTCTTTATCTTTTTTAGCTTTAGGTTTATATTCTGGCGGCTGTGGTATATTTGGTTGCTTTTGTTCTGGTTGTTTTACTGGGTCTGTTGGGATAAATTTATCAGGATTATATTGAAGAGCCTCAAATGTTGGATAACTTACAACAGGATAATCAAGCTTTGGTTTATCAATAATGTCTAAAGTTGTTGGATATTGCTCCCATGTTCTTATTCTGGGAATATAAATTTCTTTAATTTTTATCTGTGGTATTTCAATTCTTGGGATTTCCAAGTGGTGTCACCTTCTTTGGTTCTGGTAGCTGTACAGATGGCCCTGTGAAATTTGGTATCTTGTCTCCCATCACATCTGGTAATTTATCCTCCAGACTTCCCATGATCTTGTTTTTAAGTGTTCTCTCGAACTCAGGGCTTTGCATATAGCGAATTGCTACGAAACCAAAGGCAGCCATTGATAATGACATCAAAAATGACAGAATAGAAATAATTTTTATGATGCGGTCTAGCATTTTATGTTAAAAGAAATTTTGTTAAAAATGGCTACGCCTTTGACTTTGATGACGTTTTGCCTTGTGATCGGCCTAGCTCCACTGTACCTGATGGCTGGTTTGTTGACTCGCTTTTCCTCAATGCAATCTCACCAAACTGAATCCCGCCCTCAATCATTAAAATAGTTCTTGTTATTTCATCAAGTATTTTTTCAGCTTCAAGCTTCTTTTGTTTCTGAACATTGAGTTCAGCTTTCCACTCAACGATTTGTTTTTGTGTTTGTTCTTTCATTTTAAATAATAGTAAGAACCTCTCCTGAGTTGATAGTTACAGTCACGCCGCTATTTATGGTGATAGGGCCAGCTGCCATTGCGTTGCAAGCTGCTCCAAATGTATCACCGATTGTATAGTTTGTCGTTACTGTCTGAGCATTTTCAAAAAATACTCTATCGCTACCTCCTCCAGTAGCACCACCGCCACCTCCTGAGATTTCTGTGACAGTTCCATCATCTTTTTTAGTAAATAGTTTGCCTTCGTCTGTTCTTACTGCTACTTCACCAACAACCAAATCACTAGCACTTGGATCGCTGCCACTTGCATTTTTGAGTTTAATTGTGACCGCCATTTGTTTATCCTCCTAGTATTTAGTTTGATTCAATAAGTTCCCCCATTAACATCAAAGCCAGAAGTTGCTCCGTCCTCTAAAAACGTGACCAGATCACTCAAAGCAACTTGGACAATGCTACCATTATCGTTTATGACCATGCGATCTGCTGTTGCCAAAGTGGTTGCAGTGGCTGCGGTATCACCATCTAATTTATTTATCTCAGCTGTCGTTGCTGTCACTCCGTCCATAATGTTGAGTTCTGAAGTCGTTGCAGTAACTCCGTCCATTATGTTCAATTCAGACGTTGTAGCTGTAACACCATCTAAAATATTAAGTTCAGCTGTTGTGGCTGTGCAACCATCTAAAATTGCCACTTCAGTTGAAGTCAAAGCAGCTAAGGCCGCTGCCGCACCAGATTGACAACCTGACAAAGTATCTAAATCAGCGTCATGGGCCTGTATGTCTGAGCCAATGGCTAACCCGAGAGCCGTTCTACTAGCAGAGGCTGAAGTTGATCCTGTACCCCCATCAGATATGGCTAAAGTTCCAGTGATCGAACTAGCACCAAGATCAACAGCGATTTCAGTTGATTCAATGACCAAACCACCATTTGACTTGAGATCAACGGATAAAGTGTTGCCAGACTTATCTAAACCATCACCCGCCGTAACTGAACCCGCCCCAGAAAATTGAGCAAAAGCTAAATTATTTGTCCCAACTACTGCTGATCCTTTATTAGATGTACAAACAAAACCATTGTCAGCATTGACAGTACCTTGCTCAACAAAAGTGAACATACCCGCTGCATCAGCCCCAGCAGCTAAGTCATCAGCCCTAGCTGGTGATGACCCGACTATGTAGATACCATTTTCGGACGCACTAGACTGGTCTTTGACCAATACTCGATCATTTGTTGAAAGAGATACACCATCTAAAGTGTCGCCATTATTTAAAGCAGTTGCGATAGTAATGTTTGCTGTAGTTGCGGCTACAACAGAATCTTTTATATCTAAACCTTGAGAAACACCATCAACGTATGACTTACTTGCCGCATCACCATCAGCAGTTGGTGTAGCTAAGTTTGTAATCTTTTGACTGTTAAGGCTTACAGCACCATCAGGAGCAGTAAATTCATTTAATTTAAGTAAATCAGCAGCAACTAAAGCTCTAAATGTAGGAGCAGCCGCAGATCCAGTTGTAGGGCCAGCTAAAATTGTATTTGCAGTTCTTGTATCTGTCTTATTAAAAAATGCTCCAGAACCACCAACAGTGATAATTGAACTTGCAGATGGTGGGGTAGATCCATTGTCACCAAAACCATAGTATAATTTCAGATCGTTTTCATTAAATGCTAATTCTGATGGAGATAAACTAGATGGAGCACCCGCACTTCCAGATGCGGCTCTTTTTTTAATTCTTATTGTGTTAGACATGGCCTAAAAATTTCCTCCATTAACAAGTGTGAGTTTGGTTGTTGTGGTATCTGCTTTAAATGTATCACTACTTGAGTCGTAATACACTATAGAATCATTAACTTTATTATCACCATTAAATGTAAATCCCGCAGCGGCTGGGCCTTGTGGCCCTGCTGTAGTAATTTCAACTGTGGTGACATCAGATACCTGACTGACTGTGACAGAATTAGGGCTGCTCATGCGGTGTAACCTTCACTTATGTATAGTGTACCCTCTAAATAATAATATTTGTCGCCATCTGGTTCTGTTAATAAAACATCATATTTTAATTCATTTGGCGTAAATGCCGCAGTTTGTGTATCAGTAAGCTTGATGTCTATTGTTCCAGCAGTTCTGTTTGTATATGTCACAGCAAAAGATCCATAAGAAGTTGATCTTGATTCGTCATAAACTTGAGCAGCGACAGTGTAGCCAGTCAAATTAATTGCATCACCGTTACCATCTTTAAAAGTTAAAGTCAAAGGAAAATCTGCTCTTCTTTGTACTGTAAAATCTTTTTGGGCTGGGTTAATTGCCATAATTAGTTTGCAGCTTCCGCAGTATTACCTTCAGCAACCCACTTGAGGTATTCTTGATAATCAGTGTTTTCTTCGTTAATAGGAATAGATAACAGCTTTCCATTGCCATTATCTTTCATAACAGAGCATAATTGACCTGTAATATGAGAATTGCAAAGTTTATAAAGTTTTGTTTGTGTCCAAGCCATAATTAAAGTTCTGCTGAGTAAGCGAAATATGCAGCAGCATTATCACTTCTAATATAGAACGCATAACCATTATTTAAAGCTCCATCTGGGTCAAAATAAATATTAGACGTTGTCTCAGTACCATGTTCAATTATAAAAGCACCATCTAAATGATCTCCATGATCTAAACCACCATTTATTTCATAATAATTATCCCCATTTGTTTGATCTAAACTTGGTGCTGTTCGCATAGGCCCCATAGGATAATGTGGAGTAAAATTACCATATTGGGTATTGTAAGCAAAACCAGTAGCAACTGCTTTTAGATTACCTGATAATTGTTTTTGATAGTATCTAGCACAACGATGAAGTTCTTGACCGAATGACAAATGTTCGAAATCTGAGACTGTACCTCCAACTTCTAATTGAACTCCTGTGATATACCAATTATTTGAAGTCGAGCTTGCTACATTAGCATTTTGACCAGCAGCTATGTTTGCAGTTGTTGTAGCAGCCCAAGTTGTATTCATAGTTCCAGAGGTTCTATCCGTACCTACTAACAAATGCCATGTCAACCTCAATCCTTCAGTATTATCATTATCAATAGCTCCTGTAGTATCTGCTGGGAATATTACTGTATATCTGTTCCAGTTCGTGTCAGAAACAGTATATATCTGTGAGCAACTTCTACTATTATCATCTGTAATCTGTAAAGCATAATTACCAGTTACATTAGTTTTTATATAAAAAGAAACTGCATATTGTTTAGCTTCTGATGTTCCTTTCGCAAAATCTTGAACATCAAAACCTTCTAAGGCTGTCATTAACTGCATAAAATGTGAAGCTGCTGGACTGGATTGTGCTCCTTGTATATCTATGTGAAATGAATTTCCAAATCCATCTGGTGTATCAGTTGATTGATTTATGTCATAAGTAACAGCAGCAGCTTCTTGCACTTTAAATCTATCTAAACCATATACAGAAGTGGTTACAGAACTTTGATTTCCTCTTTGATTAACAATCATGCTGCCATTTTTAACCTTATTTCTAAAACTTTTTGGGTTTTTAATATCTACTTCTACTGCTTGACCAGTTGTTGAAGCATTGATTGTGTTGACATTTAATGTGCTCATTGTTAATTAGGCTTTGGGTTGTCTGATTTTACTTTAGCAATAGCGTCTTTCCATGTAGTTGTGCCATTAACGCTATCCCAATATTGCATATCCATTTGTGTTTTCCAATCTGGATAGGCTTCTTCCCTTTTGTGTTTATATTCTTCTGCTGTTTTCCAAGCTGTATAAGCTGCATTTAGTTCATCATCAGTAGGTTGTGAATCTAAATTTGCAGAATCCCATTCAATAATTTTATGTGGGGTACAGTTTTGGTCTAGTCTATAACGATTAGCATTTT